CCCCGCCTAGCTAGTAGATTTCTCTACCGATTAGACGGAACCCACCGCAACTTTACGTGCGTTTGGCCCTAGAGCTTCGCTACCAAGAGCTGCAATACCAGCAGCAACGATAGCACGTGAAGGAGCGCCGAGACGATACTTCGACTTTACACGACCCTTTGTATCAGTGTGATGATTCAAATAGATCGCATAGCCCTGTTCACGAAGATAGTGAACGACACGATGAGGATTACCTGCGCCAAAACGTGCGGCAATCTGCTTAGCAGTAAGCTTCTCACCATTCAAAAAGGCATTCAAAACACGAGCAGTCTTAGACATTAGATTCTCCATTTCCACTTTATTTAGTCGGACAATTGACCAACTTTCATATCATACTGACTTTTTTCATAAAAGTCAACCACTATTTTACAGGATGTCAATTATTCGACCATCGCTGTCTATCGCACGAATGCGGTAGTCGGGGTAGCGAGACTGAAGTGACTTCATCTCACTCAAAATTCGTTGTGACTGATTCGCCACAATTAGGTAGGTGCGCCAGTTACCAGTTGTATCTTGAGCTTGAATTTGAACGTCGTTCATCAACCTCTCCTCATCCTAGCGATATCTTCAGCATCTTGCTTCGCAAACACAGGCACCATATTGGACTTGTGCATCGTAGCAATACCTAGCAGCTTACGTTCGCCACTATACACTTTCTCTTCTGGCTTCGCACAAACACCAGGAGCCATACCTGACTTCTGAAACGCCGAACGATCAACAGCCATAGAACTAGTATACTCTTTTCGCCAGGCTTTGTCAAGGACTTTTTTGTCTGACGTCATACCTTTTGTCATTTTTTCAACCCACTGCTGATGCGCCGCGAGTTGAAGTTTCGCCTTACCAGTAAGCTTTGACTTACGCTTACGGGTATTCGTTGTTGAAACGAATGCAGGCAACAGATGCATAGTCATTAGCTACGCTCGTATTTGTCGAGTAAACGAACCAGGTAGCCTATTTCCTCTCGGATACCCTGAGCGTAACCTTTGTCATGACCCCGACGATCTAGATCGGGGTCTTCGTCATACATAGCTAACAGCCGACGATTATCACCGAGACGCTTGTACAGCTCTTCTATCAGCTCTTGCATTTTTACGTCAACTTTGCGATGGAAAAATGTATCAGACATTAGTAAAGCTCCGCTGAAGTATCGTACCAGTTGTCAGTTTCGAAACGACTGTCTGTGTCAACGTCTACACGATACTCACCGAAAAAGTCGTAGTGCTCATCATCGGTCATTTTTGATTCGCAGATAGCAAACAAGTCACCATCCTGATACAGAGACCACTGGTCGCCGTAACGGTCAACGAAAGTTGCCTTGGCCAAAACTGTTTCCCAAGTTTCCCAGTACCAGTCGCTTTCAGCAGGACCAGCCTCAAGAATTTCTAGGTCTTCGGTTTCAATATTGAACCAAACGCCAGTCGTCTTAACGATATTGACGAACTCTTGAGGCACAAACTGACCGAACGAACCGTCAAGCAAAAGTGTAATACCAGACATTAGCGCACCTCACGGATGGTGTAAATGACAAGCCCAAGCGCCATACCAAGCGCCATAACGATAAGCGGACCGAACACAATCAGGGTATCAATCGTAGACATCAGAGGCTCCTTATCAACCGTACATATAGTATACTACAGCTTTCAGAGGAAGTCAATAGGAAAATTGTTTCTAGAACGAAACAATCGTCCTCCACCCAGAGATAGGGGAATAGCTCATAAGTCCACTGCGACCGTCTGATTCGTAATGCTGAATCGTGGCTTCGAAGCAAGCAGACTCAACCTTAGCAATAGCAGCTGATAGGTCGTTGCCGCTATAGATGGTGTTACCGAAATTCGTAAGAATTGCTACGAACATGCTGATCTCCTAGAGGTCGATAGCTTCTGCAGGGACGCCGAGGACTCGTTCCTCGATTACAGGGTAGCCACCCAGCCAGTCAGCGGCTGCGAAGGCTTCCTGAGCGTCCTGGGCGGACGAGTAGACACCGAGGCACGCATGCCCCTCGTATTCGTAGCCAACGAGAAGAACGTATACAGTCATAGTAAAGCTCCTGTGTTAGGCGTAGGTAGCGAAACGAGCACCACCAACGGTCATCTCAATCAGGTAACGATCGTACTCAACGATCGGGTCAGAGTCGGGATAATCGCGGACGAAAATCTCCGCCTCAAGGTAGGTAGGGAAAGACGCAATCGCCTCGGGAAGCTCGTCAGAGCCGTAGAACGAACCGTAGACGGTAAAAGCTTTCGGGAATGCGGACATTGCTCAGCTCCTGTAACGAGGCGACAACCTCAACCAACCATGCATATAGTATACTACAGTTAGTCGAGGAAGTCAACCATAAATCGTAGCTAGACAATACTTTTTTTTATTTTTTTATTGCGCAGCTCGAGCCGCTTCAACTCGAGCTATGCGTTCCCAGGCAGCGACTAGAGCTTCGTAATTAATGTCGAAGGGGAGGTTAAGCGTAGCAATTGACTTAAGGTACTCGACCTTAGCTTCAGCGGAAGGAAGCGACTTAAACTCAGCAAAGAGATCCGAAAGGTTCATTTTTTAGCTCCTGTTTCAACTCTATTATTGTACCCCACCTAGACGGAGAAGTCAACAACTTTCTTCAAAGACAAGCTTAAGCTTCTTCTTCAATCACTTCGATGATAAAAGCATGGAGCGCCTCGCGCATAGCCTTTTTCGCGGGGCGATATCGTTTCTCTTCGATTTTCACCATCTCTTTGTAATTGCAGAATTTCTCTTCCTGCCACATATCATCACGAGCATCGATCATTTCTTCGAGCGATGATATGAATGCGTCAATATTGTCCGCCTGAAGCCTGTATTTTCTCAACGTCGTTCTCCTCTAGATCGTCAGCAATGAAGTATTTTACCTCACTGTCAATTTCGCGATATGCTTCCAAAATTTGTCGTACTTTAATAATCCTATCAGTACAATTCCTGATAGTTTTTTGGCTAGCAGCATCGTTATGACCATCTTCGAGGTCCATCAGAGCAGCTTCTAGGTTCGTATCGATTGAGTAATCGATATGAAATTTGTCTCCGTTCTTATCTGTCTTAAGATCAAGAGGTGGAAACAATAGGTTGATAATTTGTTCAATTTTTTCATCAGCCGAGGTCTTCGGCTTTGTATTCATAGCAAAGATTTTGAACATTACTTTTTCTTTCGTCCAATGTTATATTTAGCTTCAAGCGTCCAGTTTGCCTTATCCTTGTGGGGGATAATTTTCACCTGTGACATGGGTGCTTTTGGATCAGCAATCGTTTTTTCCTCAACAACCTTAATCAATCCCCACTCTTCAAGCAACTGAATGATCGTATTACGGCGACCTTTATCCTCAGATGTGAAGTCAGATGGCTTGCCGTCCAATGCAAAGAGCTCTTTGAAGTGAACGATATAGTACTTACCCTGCTTATGAAGGATATGACAGGATTGATAAAGCTTTTGATCTTTGCGGGATGCTACCCCGATTCTTGTAAGCGTTTCCTTAATCTTTAGGAAATCTTCTTCTTCAGCGATCTTCACCTCAATTAAGGAATCTACAACCATAACTATCCACCTTTTTCTTGTTTTTTTCTAATAATATCCACCTGCTCTTTTGTCAGGATAGCCAAAGTTTCTTTTGCTCTGACGATATTATATTTATAATGTTCTTGAATTAAGGTGATTAGCTCTTGTTCCGCCTTCATCTCCTTCTCGATGCGCTTATCCTCATCAGTTTTTTTCTTACCGAAACGTTTTTGTTTACGGATAGAATGATATAGATAGTGATATTGTAGCTTGCTAGAAAGATGATGATTGATATTCATCTTATTAGCTTGAAAGATAGCATCTCTAAAGTTGCTAAGAGAACTGTTAGTCCTCCAAGCATTATATTTGTGCTCCTGTGGCGAATCGATATCGATAAGTTCTTTGCCTGAGTTTATGTTATTTTCCCACTCCCAGTTATACTTTTCCGCCATTACTTGATACTCAATTCAAGCATTACCTCAGCACAGAACGAAGCAAAGTTAA